CTCACAGCGCACCTCCTCGCATTACAGCCTGCTTTCTGCTGTATCTGGCAACTGCATTGCCAATCACATCATCGCCGATCTGGATACCAAGCACAGCCTCCAGGATCTCCCGCTGTACACCAACTGACGCCTCAAAGCCGGCAAGAATCGCCTGTGTCTGATCTGTCATAACCAGAGCAACGGCTTCCTGGATTGTTGAGAGTGGCGCTTCGACGTTTGTTCCGTGCCGCTGATCACCAACCATTGCCAGGAAAGGCTTGTTTGCGGGAAGTACTGCGCCCCTTGCCAGCTGCGGCACTTCAAGTCTTTTTATATTGAACCCAATACGTCCTCCACCTAGAACATCAGGCAACTGGAATCCAAATGCATTTAGCTTATCAATCAAAGAATTTAATCCATCGAATATCCGTTTCAAGAATCCATTGATAGCGCCTTTTGCTAAATCGCTCCACCATTTTGCTGTGAAATACTTAGCAATATGATTATTCCAAATGTCTTTCACCGGTTGCCAAATGTTCTCAACGAAGCCTTTTCCAACCTTTTTAAACCAATCGCCCATTTTCTTTCTTGTGGTTTCATACTTATTGGGATCCAAACCGGCCTTAATATCCCCAGGAATGTCCTCCATAAATGTTTTCTGAGCAGCATCGCTCATTTCGCTCATTGATTTAGCAAGCAAATCCCTACATTCCTCGGCGGAAATAGATCCTTCATTGTAAGCCGCCAGGATACTTTCCTTACACTTATCATAACTTCCTGCTTCTTTTCCTAAAGCAATTTCATTCTCCAACGAAGCGAGCGTTTCAGCCTTCTTTGCCTCATTGAGAGCCGCCGTGCTTTCCGCTAAAGCCTTTTGCTTCTCCTCATTGTCGAGATAGGCCTTATATACTTCTTTTTGCGCAGCTGTCATATCCGCGTAATCTAAAGTGCCACTCTGGACTTGCGCATAAAGTTCCTCGCCAGTTATTCCAGCAGCCGCTTCCGCATCCTTCAATTTTGTTAATGCAGATTCAGCCGCATCTACCGCATTGATATAGCCATTCTCCGCCTCTGCCGCAGCTTCCTTCGCTGCAGTTAGATTCTTTTGTGCCTCTTCAACACCCATAATTGCCGTTTCCTCTAACAAAATAGCAGCAACAAAAGCACCAACGGCCACTACTGCAGCAATAATAGCTGAAAGTAGCACGGACAAGCCAGCAGTGGCCAAACCCACTGCTGTTGCAATAGCTCCACCAATAATCAGAATCGTATTCTTTAAGCTCGCACCATTCTTTATAAAATCCTTAACACCCGTAACAACCAAAGTAATGCCAGCCGCCACAGCAGCGATGCCCGCAATTATAGAAGCTCCCTTGCCAAAAGCAAAATCCATTGCCTCAGTAAAGGTTCCAGCACCACTGGAGGTTATTGCAAACACCTCACCTAGCTTACCTATTATTCCAACAGCATTTAGGTTCTTGATACTCTTTACAAAACCTGTGATAGCATTAAACGATTTTATACCTAACGCCACTGCCTTAATCGTTATCAGTGATGTGATGATGGATACAAGTGCCGTTTGCGTTGCCGTTAGTCCATTAAGAAACTCGCTGAACGATATCTTTCCGGATATAAGATCTCCAAGATCGCTGAACAAATCTGTCATCTCTTCTAACGTGTCTATAAACACATCTCCGGTCCATTCCGCCACAGGTTTTAAAAAGTTTGACCATAGTCTTTCCAGCGCCGGCCATACTGCATTGATCACTTTCCCAAAGGTGTCAAATGCTTGTGCCAACAACTCTGCAACTTTGGGTGCCGCCTTTTCTATTGTCCACTTTCCAAATGGTACAAGAACATTAAACCAAGCCCACTCCAACTTCTCCGATATTTGGGATCCCAAGTTAGATAGAGCCTTGCCAAGCTCTGAAAGCGCTTCCTTTGCAGGTGCTAGGTCAATTTGCCGTATCGGCTCAAAAAACTTTTTTATCCGGTCGACAAGAGATTGTAGTGCTGGGGACATCGTGTCCGCAACCTCTACGCTTGCAGTTATCGTTTCATTGGTGCCGCCACCGCTTTCTGAATCGCTAACGCTTGGTGTATCTTTATCCTGCAACTGATTCAGCTCGTCGAATCCACTCAGGGATTTCTTTGCAGCATTCCCTGCCTCATTTATGCTTTCAGCAAATTCCTTTTCCGCCTCAGAACCCTTCTCAGCAGCATTGGTCATAGCTTCAGTTTGTGTAGTAGCTTTACCAAACAAACTGGCAACTACTGTCGAAATCTTAGAAGCTAAATTGTTCAGTACACCTACCAGATTGTTAAGCAGTTTAACAGTTGGCGTCAGCACGGTAGTGAGAGATTGTCCCATAGTCCCCATAAATTGCTGCCACTGCATACTGAGGATGCGCGTCTGGTTCGCCCAGCTGTCTTGTGTTCGCTCAAAATCACCAGCCGCAAGAGAGAGGGCATCCGTCACAAAGGCATACCGAAGTGCCACCAGTTCCGCCTGAGACATTGTCTCAATATTGGCGTTCATACCTTTTTCAAGGGCAAACTGTTTTAGGTTAGTCTGAGTCATAACCACGCCCAAAGACTTTAACGCTTCTGATTCGCCTGTGAATATGCCTTGCAATTTCTTGGCGGCATCTTCCTGGTCTAAGTTATAGAACGATGCGACATCTCCGGACAGCCCTGCCAATGTTATAGACATATCACTTGCAGCTCCGTCAGCAACTCCCATACCTTTTGCCATAGCCATATAGGTAGATGCCGTTCGCTTTGCTGCCAATTCGGACATACCGAACTTTGTAATTGCCGTAGAGGCAAATTCTTCCGCTGCACCTGCCATCGCGCCAAAGGAAACATCAACAACATTCTGGACTTCCTCCAAATTGGATCCCAATTCGATTGCTGCCCTGGAGAAATCAACTATAGCCTTTACAGAAAAAGCTGCGGCCATAATGCCACCAAGTTTTCCGACAACAGATTTTAATCCTCCCAGAGAGCCGGATATGTTGTTTATTCCTTTTTCTAACCCCCTGTTATTCAGGCCAGTGTCGATTACAACTTTTCCATCAGCTTTTGACACAACTTCACCTCCCTGCAGTTATTCACCGAGCAGCTTTTTCAGCCGTTCTTGTTCTGCCAGATCCTCGGCAGAGTATTTTTTCTTAAAATCGATCCGGGACTTATTTTCCCGGTAATAGTCCTGTTCCCATTTTTCCAGTTTCTTGCCACGGCGCAGCTTATCCCGGATGGATACGATCGTGGATAACTGGCCTTCGCCAATCGCCTGGAAATACGCAAGAAATGTCCACCAATGCAAATACGGTAGGCTGCGGATCTCTCTGCCGGCGACCTTGTTTACATCCGCAATGATTGCCTTTGCATCCTGCTCCCAGTCCAGAAGCTTAGGACCGGGTTTAGAATCCTTTTCGCCACAGGATATGAAAGCCGCCAAATATTCCATAGACTCTTGCATATCCTTTGCCGGCATCTCTCCTTCAAAAAAGAGCGCGACAGCAATCCGCCACCGCAAATACTCCGGGGTGTCAGGATCATCCAGATAACCCATAATTTCGAGGATATCTCTGTAGTCCGTATGCAATTCATACTCCGTACCGCCGATCGTCGCGGTTTCCGGAAGTGCCCAGGGTGTCATTTCTGTGCCCGGCGCTGTGCCCGGTTCTTCTGTGCGAGCTGAACCGCATCGCCCACCCGCTGGTCAGCGCATTTTTGCGCACCTTCCTCAATAATAGGCAGCAGTGCCTGCATCAGATTAGTAATCACACGTTCATCGTTGCCGGCAACAGCCAGAAGATTCACACCGCCCAGCAGTTCGTCAAAGTCATTGCCCTCGCCAAATACATCGCTGAGGATCTCCTTGACTTTTGTATCCGCTTCCTGCATCAGACGGATCGCAGCCTCACCGCTGTTTTCAGCATTATTAAGACTTTCGCCCTTTGCGACCAGATCCTTCTCGATCTGTTGGATCTGCTCCGCTGCGTCAAAAAATCGCGCATATACATTCGGGTCGCTGGGGTTGAATCGCAGGACACCGTTATCGTTGATTTGATATTCTTTTACGCCACTGTCGAAAACAATCTTTTCCATAATAGCCTCCATATAGAGTTATCCCGCCCCAGTTTCTGGGACGGGATATCTTTTGTTATTACGCGGGGGTGAATTTCTTAGTGGACACATTAAAAGTGCCCTTTGTGCGAACACCGGTAAAGTGCAATGTAAAGGGGATCTGATAGCCGGTGGTGTCTCCACCGTAGGAAGTGACCTCAATATAAGCTTCTTCCTTAATAGCGGGATAATCACCAGCCTCAGACTCATCCCACAGCTTCACCTCGACCACATCGGTCTTCAGCTCATCCAGGACCGACTGATTGTCAATGATGTCCTGCAAACGGGTAAACAGCGGGGAATCTTTCTCCGCGTAGTAAGGCTCAACAGAGCCTGTCTTCTCATAGCTGGAGATGAGAATGGAAGTTTCTCCAAGAATATTCTTCTTGGTATCGACCTGCGCAGCCAGCTCGGGGCTAAACTCTTCCAGGTCTTTACCCAGTCGCTCATAGGCTTCCTCACCGGTCTTTGCGGTGTTGATATAGTGCGCCAGGTACTTGCGTTCAATTTTTGCCATTTAATTCACCTCATATTTTTTGATAAAGTTAATCGATAACAGCACCGTATAGATTCCGGTACCGTCGGCATCGGCATATGCCAACTCGCCATTTTGTGCCTTGACTGTTTCACTCTTGGGATCATCACCGAAGGCAGGTATCTTCCGCAAGATACTCTGCTCCTGAATCCATTGCTGCAGCTCCAGCAGCCACTCTGCATTCTCGGTGGCGCCGACATCATCCTCCGGCGATTTGGGGAATACGAAGTGGAGTGCAAAATTCAACTGGTTTTCCACAGTGATATTGCCAAGAATATCCTCCGAACTGGAGATCTCCTGCAGGCCTGACGGTGCAATACTGCTGCCTTCGGGAGCTTCGGAGTAATAGTCCACCTTTAGCCCGTGGGCCATTGCTATCTTAGGATAAGACAGCAGCCAAGTGCGGATTTTTTCAAGATCAGACATAAATTACCCCTTTCTTGCCATATATCGCTGCAGATCAGCCGCCATAGCTCTTCCTTCTGCTGCGGATAACGCTCTATCCCACCTGGGACCGGCTTGCGGATTTTTTGTTTTGGTATAGACCAGATTCCGGGAGGTCAGCACCTTGACACTGCCCTTCCGGGATCTCCAGCCTTCCGGTGTCATAAAGCCGGCTGCACCGATCTTCGGGTCGATCATCACCTTGCCGTGAAATAAATACTTTGCCTGGGGTGCATCGGTAATGATATAGGGCTTCCGGATATCCGTCTGGATCTGCGTAATCTTATAGAGCGCACCGGAAAGGAACGGCATATATTTCTTGATTCGCCGCAGCACATTCTGCGTATGAAATGCCTGAGCGTCGCCACCCGGTGCAAGGCCTTTATCCCGGATGATCTGGTTAGCTTCCTTCATCGTGAGGGTAGCGGTTGTACCGTCCGGCATACGGCAAAGTATTGTCTTTTTCATCCGCCGGCCTCCGTATGCACGATCGTGCCGTTCCATTTCTTGGAATCTGCATAGCCGACTACTACTAGTCCCGGCACCTTGGAGGGTATAAAAGCCGCCCACGCCTCTCTGTCGGCGATTTCCGGACCGACACCGTCGTATACCTTATCACCAATAAAAACGCGCTGGGCGTCTCCTGGGATGACCAGCAGGAAGGAATTTGCCTCCTTACTGCCGGTCTTGTCTACGGTTTGCGTCTTTTTGTAATCTAAAAACGCACGATCATAAACTGTACGGACGTACTTATTGCCGTCCTGGTGGTATACCGTAACCGTCTGATTGCACATCCGGTAATTAACCGGGCAAGTGGGCTTATGGATGAGCATCAACCCACCCCCCGGTAAAATTCCAGATACAGACTTGCACAGCGGTACAATTCCTTTGCCTGGCCTTTGGGACTGAGATCTACCGCATTGGCAGCATTGCCATAGCTAACGGACACAGAGCCGATGGATGCCGCTGCAACGGCACCCATACCGTTCTGTGCTGCTGTAAAATAGGCCAGGGCATCAGCCATAGCACAGACTGCCATAGCCTCACAGACCACCAGGGGCTGCACGATCGTAGCATTTCCTTGGCCGTCATCTACGGCAGTGATCGATGCGGCGTCAATAGAGACATCCCCATTCAGGTAGCAGGAGAGCACGTCTGCTTTGGGGTTTATCCGGTAGATCTGTTTATACCGGTTGAGCTGATCGTGCGCCCGGAGGCAGTACACAGGCCAGTCAGCCTCGGAAATGGAGCTGCCGAGGTAGGTTTCTTTATAAAACGCATATTTTACCATTTGGAAGCTCCTTTCTCAGCATATCAGGCGCCGATGGCGATGTCCTTCAGAACAGCCGCCTTCAGGGTGTTCTTCAGCGCAACGCCCGCCACTAGCTCGACCTCACCGGTCTTAACGGCGCCGGGAGCATTCAGATCAGGCATATAGGACGTAATAACACCGTTGCCCTGAGGGCTGATGCCGTGGAAGCCGTCCAGGCCCAGGGATACTGCGTAGATCGCAGTCTTACCCTCGGTGATATCCACAACATCCTTGGAACTTTCACCGTCGTAGTACTTACCCAGATCCACCATAGGTACGCCAGCATAAGTCTCCACAGTGCGGCCAAAATCGTCCTTGGTGCGCTCGTAATAACCGGCGCGACGGGCGATGGATCGCAGCTTGATGAGCATTGCGTTGTTCATCAGCAGCATAGTAGCGTTGCCATCCAGTGCGCTGACCAGAGCATCCATCTCGTCCAGGAATGCGTTGTAATTCTCATCCAGCTCCGCAGAGGTGGTCAAGCTTACCTGGCTGGTCAGCTCATTCTCTGTCTTGGTCAACAACTTCTTCAATCCATCGAAGCCGCCCTTTGCGGTATCGCCGTTGATAACCATATTGTGGAAGTGATTTGCGGTGGCCTTGATCTTCTGCTCTGCCTGGAATGCCAGCTCGTCCACTGCTCCGGAGGTGTTCTGCAGGACGCGGTCCACCTGGAAGGAACCGCCCATAATGATCGCGTTGGTGGTTTTCTTTTCTCTCTTTGCCTCACCGGGGACGTACTCGCTGTTGATGGTGCGCACTGCAGCGGTGGAAGGGGTTTTCAGCTGCACATAGCCATATACCAGTGTGGAGCCACCGGTGCCGGGGCTGATTGTGTTGTCGAAGGTCAGATTGTCCAGCAGCAAGGAGCTGCGACGGAACATATCCACGATCTGCTGATCTACCTTGTCGGCCATACCGACTTTTGCTTCTGCTAAAGTAATTGCCATAGTTTAATTCTTCCTTTCGTTTTTACTTGTTGTATCGCTCCCGGAGCGCACCGGCAAGTGTGTCGGTAGCTGCAGGGGCAGGATTACCTGTGCCCGTTCCCCGGGCGTAAGGGGGTGGGGTTTCAGTATCAAACATATAGCCACTCTCCTTTTTAAGCTCTTCAAGAGCAGCAGCAATATCTTGATCCTGATTCTTGCTCTCCCTTAAGGCCGGGATATCCAACAGAGCAGAAATCGCCTTAGCATTCTTTCCCTTTGCTCCGGTGATTGCTGTATTCACTTTTTGCTGGAAATCTCGCTCGGCCATTTCGGCCTTATGATCCGCCACAGCTTTGTTGTACTTTTCCTCCCAGTCCTGCGCTGTCTTGCGCACGGTTTCCAGATCCGTTCCCTGATCCTTGAAACCTTGAATGGTTTTCTGCGCATCATCAAGCTGCTGTTTGAGGGTGTCATAGTCAGAAAACTGTGCCTTTACCGCACCAATATCCCGACTGTTTTCATCGAGAATCGTATCAATGATCTCCTTTGGGAGTGCCTCCCCATTTACCTTTAGGTTTGCAAGAAATTCGCGTTTCATAGGGTTTCCTTTCTCCACTTCGCTTTGTTATCGGTGGTCGCCTCACCTGTGGTACCGTAGTTTTGCGACTTCGGCCCGGTCAAAATTATATAAAAAGAACGCATCCTAAGATGCGTTCCGTTTATCGATATTAACTTTTCTTTCTAGGTACTAAGCCCAGGGCTTCTTCTGGGGGCCAGCCACGCCGCATACGACTGCCATATGTGCTTGGCTTAATTCCAAGTTGCCTTCCCCATTGTGCCAATGTTTTGGTTTGCCCGTTAAGTGTAATTAGGTGATTTGAACTGGTGTTGTTGTTTTGTTCTTCGCGTGTAACCCACCTGCAATTATCCGGACTGTAACCCTTATTGTTATCAATTCTATCTATGCTGAGACCATCACGGTATCCGTTAGCTGTAGCCCAATCATAGAATGCTTGGAAGTTATGCAGCCACTCATCACAAACTTTTATTCCACGACCTCCGTACCGAGTAAAACCGTTATGTTTTGGATTGGTACATCTTTGTTTCATACCTTTCCACACTATATGAAGTTGTGAATCAGCTTTCCCGTGAATATAATTACGAGTTGCTAACCGATTATTGCGGTAACACCCGCAACTATACACTTTTCCCATTTTCAAATCAGCTCCACGAACTATAGCAGTTTTTCCACAATCACATAAACAATGCCATTGGGGTTTATTACTAGCATCATTTTTCGATCTTTGAATCACTGTGAGTCGCCCAAAGCGCTGCCCGGTGAGATCGATGAGCCTACCCATTTTTTTCACCCTTCAGCTGATAAAGTGCCTTTACAGCTTCTTCAAGCCTGTCCTTGTTCTCATAAATATATTTGTTTGAAATTAGCAGCATATGAAAAATTTTGTTAGCGTGATATTTCAGATCTTCCCTTGAACATCTGCCGCCTTCTTCAAAATAATCTATAACCTCACCCATAACAGTCATCGTTAGGTCGAGCTCATAAACTACTTGTTCATTTATATCGATTACATCAATCAAATCTTGCATAAATATTTCCTCCTTGATTTTCACCCGGAGGAATGGTAGAATAGATTTACTACTCCTTCGGGTGTGGTGAGATAACCGTAACCTGTTCACTTCCTACGGCGGCAGGTTGCGGTTATTTTTCTTGCACTAACAGCAGATGTATTCCTTGTCTAATGGCATCTGTGCGTGTGATATTATGCTTTCGGCAATAATCTTCCAATTTCTTATTGGTAGCACTGTCAAGTCGCACTTTCACATCCACATTTAACGGATTCTCTGCTTTAGGTCGTCCGGTTCTCGGAGACATCTCATCACCTCACTTTTTGAGTTCCGTTAATTCTAATATATTTATTGGAACGCAAAAAGTCAAGAGGAAATTTCAAAATATTTTTGCATAGAAAAACCACCAGCCGAAATCGGTTGGTGGTCTATTGATTATCATATTAGTCCAGCACATATCATTTGGATTGTGTCGCCGGCGCCACTTTCTTCTATCTCTCTGATTTCCTCGTCTGTCGCCGCTTCCATAAAAGCATCAAAACGCTTTTTTATGCCCAACCATTCTTCCTTCGAAAAACTGCCATAGAGTATATCGTGAATTAGTGATGTACATTGATTTTCCACCGGTTACACACCTCCTTTAAGTCTTCCTAATGCAGCCCATAGAGCTTCTTTAGTTTTATCAGATATTCTCCTATTTTGGATGGCATATTCCACTTGCATCCTAAGCCAATTATACCTATCAGGCAAAGGTATGTCAAATAAATCTTTTGCAAACTTAAAATCTTCTCCGTACTTGGTAATGGAATTTATAATTTTTAAGCTTTGTGTATACTCTTTATATGATACCTGGTAAGAAATTTGATTTACCTTGCATATTTCCTGTGCAAATAATTCAACCGGGCCTTCTTCGAGTCCTCTGTGCCTTATAAAAGTATCCCTATCATAGTAGCTTACAGATCTTGCGTGAAGGTGCTCATGAATAACTGTCTTTATTCCCGCATCTTGTCGCAGAGTTATATCACAGGACCATTCCTTTCTTCCGCTTGTTCCAGGCAACTGCTCAACTGCTACAACGTGAGTAACCTTACTCCATTTACTTTCCTTTTGTGAGTAGTTGTATAGTTTCTCATCAATGTAATTTGATAGTTCACTTAGCTCAACCGGTGCATCTAAATAGAATGATCTATCAAAATTTTCATTAACTGCAGATGCTTGTTTATAAGCCGTTTCCGCCTCTTTGCCCTCTTTCCAGGTAAAGCCGGCAGCTTCTGCCCGGGCATGTTGGGTTGGAAGTCCTGCTGCCTTGGAGAACCTGGCATATTCATCCCGGAGGCGCACCAGCTTAATTTGGTCATTCTGCAACCGTTCATCGTCGCCTACGGTTTTGTCGATAAGGATCTTCCGCTTTTGACTGCGAATGGCACGCTCCAGTTGGCGTTGCCTCTGGGTAGCCTCGTATAAAGTATAATGCTTGCCTTCGTATGTAACTCCGGTTTCATTGTCTTTTCGCATTTGCTCCAGCTCTTCCGGCGTATATTGCGGCTCGCTGATACCGAGAATAATCGGGAAGGCACTATGCGCACAGTTGAGTTGACTTATTCTTCTCACCAGGCTGTTATTCAGTGCCTTATATTCCTTGTCTGTATATTGACGGCCTTGAAACGGGGCATGATCTTCTGCACAAGCACTATGTGCAGAAATTTCCCAGCCATCGCAACCAAGATCATCGTGGTTCTGCTGGGAGATCTTCTCCTGCATCAGTCCCAACCCGCCCATAATATTCTGCCGGACAGCAGCCTCTACTGTAAAGTGCTTTTTAAAACCATAATCGATACTGACAATACCCTTATCGTAAAGTCCTTTTAAGGCATCCCGAATTGCGGAATTGTAATCCTGTCCACCAGTAACCGTGCGCATAAACGCATCATCACAAGCCTTTTTATAGGCTTTGGTCAGTGTCCTAGCTTTGCCGTCAGAGCCTATAAAGCCCATTGTCCTTGTGATATTTGTGAGATCCTTATTCGCCTGCTGGACTGCCAGATTTATAATCTGCTGGAGGCTGGAGTTAGCCGCAAAGGGAATGCCCCTGGTAGTCGGGAGCCGGGAAAGATCGAAATTATAGCCTGTTTTAGCTGCCTGTTTCAGCAGTTTCTCCAATTCCTTTTCGGACACCTTCAGCTTCTTCTGCAATTCTTTCTTCAGCTGTTTTTGAGAAACACCGAGTTTTTGAATTTGCCAAGTTTGATATGCCGCCGTACCGGTCAGCTGTCCAGCCTCTGCTACTCTTTTTGCAATATCCTCAATCAGAAAATCCGTAACTGGATCCAGCAGCTGTCCGGCAGCATCCCTCAATGCCTCCACTTGCGCGGCTGTTAACACCCTTAATCAGCCCCTTCCTCCAGATCATTCGGCATATAATCCATTCGGATTTTAGCTCTTTCTTGAGGCGTATCGCACGGGAGATTGTGGTACCAGCCTACCAAACGTTCCGGCTGCAGCAAGCCCATAGATACCTGCTCCTTTAGCTCTGCATAGGTCTTTGCTTCGTCGTAGAGCACGCCGTTGCCAAAATCGATCACAACTGCATCCTCCGCCACATCGTGGGCGCCGGCAATCTGGTACATCTGTCCCAGCACACCGCAAAGCTGCACTGTATCCAACACCGCCTTCTCGTATATACCCTGTAGGTCAAGTATGGTTAAGTTGTATTCGCCGGCACTGGAGGTAATTTCCGTTGCTGTGCGTTCTGCCGCCTCCACCTCGGAGAGTAGACCTCTTTTTAGTCCGATGACACTTTCTACTGCCCTCAAATACTCCTGCTTCCGGGCGAGGTAGGAAGCCTCCCGTAATGTCGGACTAAAGATCGTCACCCCTGCAGTCTCAGGGTCTTCGTCGAGACCTACGAAGATATTGTCCTTCAGGCGCTTATTTCCATCGGCGTCTCTTGACAGCATATCCGCACTGACGATCACACGGCTCTCACCGCGGTCAAATTCTCCATTAAGCTGGGCTTCATTTCTGTTGATGTTGCGGATCAGTCCAACCGCCGCTGCATATACACTGACGCCATCCGCACTTCCGTCCACGCAATTCGTATAAAATGTCTTCATGCACACCATACCAATGGAGCCTACCGGTTTTGTAAAAGTAAATTCCGGCTGCAGCTGCTCATATTGGGGAAGTGTGCTCAGGGGCACCTGCTGTCCCAGGGTGTCCTTAGAGTAAGCTGCGAAAAGCTTATATCGGATAGTGAGATATCCGTTACCATCGACTGTGCGCCGTTCCAACAGGGTATAATATTTATTGCCGGATACTGTCACTTCCAGCGTTCCAATGTCCGTCAGCTCTCCTCTGGCGTCTCTGGCGAATACCAGCACATTGTTTCTGGGTACCACTGCAAATATAAAACCTTTTTTATCCGCTGTAGGGATGGGCTTCAGCAATGCTTCACCGCCAATCAGAGCCATCTGCATTGCCTGTGTACTCACCTCAGAGATCTCCTGCAGGATATTCTTTACAAATTCATCATCGCTGGTGGCTTTGTACTCGGAGAATACCGTTTTCGTCAGTTTCCTGACTATGGTGTACGGAATGCGTTGGCTTGTATCCACATCTTTCGTCTTCTCATCGCTGTAATAAAGATCAAACCAAGTTGCTATGGCAGCCCTCATCCTGGGTGTGGCTATCCCGGTGGGTATCATCTACCTCATCGACTTGCTGAAATACAAGATTGAGAACCGCGAAGATGTAGAAAAGCTCACTACCGTACCACTCATCGGCGAACTCCCGGTTGATACCAATGCCAAGAAAGGCACCGGTGCCATAGTAGTA